GGAGGATTCAATAATGATTCCAGAAAACAATGCAGAAAATTACAATGAAACCGTGCTGATCCCTCTGTTGGAAAAGAAGGTACACGCTCTGACTAGCAGCGTGATTCTAGCCGAAGCCAAACTAGAGATTGCCAACAAGGAAAAGGCTGAACTACAGAAGCAGTTGGACGCAGCCAAGGCAGCAGCACAGCCTGTGCCTGTGACTGATGTGCTAGACGAAGGGGACTAAAACCCCATCGCACGGGCAATCAGCAAGCCCAAACAAAAACTGCAAGCACAAACTAGAACCTTTTGAAATCTGTTCATAGCGGATTTCCTGACATCTCTAGAACCACTGCTCGCACCCACTCCGCTACAAGGTCTACCCGAGTAGCGGAGTTTTCATATATGGTAGAGTCTTTGGTGGCTAGTGAGGAAATGATTCCAACCAGCACGCCCCTGCTGTTCAGGACTGCGCCGCCTGAATCGCCAAAATACAGGGTTCCATTGATTGGCAGCATTTTGAATACTGTGGGTTCTTCAATCAGGGTTCCGTAGTACCAAAACACATCAGGATTGCTACGGCGTTTGTAGCCCCCACCAAAACCAATCAGAGTAAGCGACTCGCCTTGAATGTATCGGTTACTCTTGCCCATGATGGGAACAGGAGTAACAGGGCAGTTACGCTCAAGCAGCCCAACTGCTGCGTCTTGGAACAGTCGATCCCCAATTTTGTATTTGGGGTGCATACGGTAGTCCACAATCTTGTACGATTCGCACCCCACCACGAACAGGTCAGCGTCACCGTCTTCCATGCAATGCCCTGCGGTAATAAAAACATTGGGTGCAATAAGTACTGCACTACCAATTTCAGAGCCATCGGCTGTGGCAAGCATACCAACCGCCAATTCCTCTGTTTGCTCGTCCAGTAGGGAAAAGCCGCCCATGAACCACGGAAGGTGTGTAGCGGGAATCCCTACTGGAGTTTTTTCCTGTGGTGTGTCGTATACCGACACCGATGCCTCGTCACATGCCCCGAAGAGTAGTGAGAGGGTCAGCAGAAGAGATGGAACATAGCCTCTCTGCATACAAATATCTAGCCCACCCACCAATACAAAAATGTTAGAATTTCTTGAAGGTTTGTGCTAAAAGAAAAACCCCCTTGCGGGGGTTTGGTTTGTGTACACGAACCTAATACTTCGTTTCAATCACAATTACCACCAACCAGCATATCCTTTGTTCGGATCTGGTCCTTTTGGCGTTGTTGCTTTAAGATAGGACGCGACATTACCGTAGCCACCACCCGACGCACGATCCTCTAACTTCCAATTAGGGTTATTCCGTCTACGACGAGCCTGTTCTGCATCGAATTTTTTCTGCGTTGCCTTTTCATGGGCTGCTGTTTGCTTCTTGGATCGTTCCATTTCTCGATTGTACTTTTTCGTACCCTTGCGAACCACCTTGCCACCTTTGGCGTAGAGTTGTTTGCTAGCGAGTTCTTTCATATCGCGTTTGTAGCGGTGGCGTAACTTTGCGGATGCACTTCTCTCCTGTTTATCGCCTGCCGCAGTACGAGTGTCGGCGGCATCGCGTTGTCGTTGTAGTCTCCGAGTCTCTGCTTGGGTTTCTCTTTTACGCTCAAAAGTCTGCACATCTTCCAGTAGAGCATCGGGATCAAGACCCAGTTCTTCGCACAGGGACAGCAGCACTTCCTCCAACAGAGCAGTGTACTCCATTGCCTCGTCCAGAGCGGCTTGTGGGTTTTGGACGCGAGCAATGCTCTCGTTGAGCGAACGGAAGGCATTGGTATTGAATCGGGACATGATAATTTCTCCTTGTCCTGTATTTATAAAGAAACAACCCCCTGTTACGGGGGTTGTCGGGCGGGAGATGCTATCTCCTGCGGGGCACAAGCCTGCGAAGTTTATTTATGCTTATCTCAATGTGGGAATATTATTGATATTTTCTGCAATATCAACCAGTTCACAGGCTCCTGCCGAACACGCTAGACTCTGTGTTCCCGAAGTGTTGTCAGTCTTTTCGTAATTTATAAGTTCAGACCAATCAACATCCTTTGGCATCTTTGAAAGATGTGCTTCATATTGTTCTTTGGTGCAGTCTTGATATGGTGCTTGCTTATAGGTTCCCAAATCCATTGGAAGGAAACTAATACCGCTGATCTCATCAAAGTGCTTATACACCCACGCACCCACCTCCATCCACTCGTGCTCACGCACAGTAACAGTAATACTGGGCTTATGTTCGCACCAGTGCCGCTGATACGCCAACCACAACTCCAAGTGCTGAATAGCCGTCATGTGGTTGCGGGTCACAGAACCCACAGCCTTCATGGGGAACGAGAACACCATTGTGTGGTCGGGACGCATATTGCACACTTCGTGTGGGAAGCCCTTGTCAATCATAAACTGACACAGGGGGTCTTTGCGATCCGCACGAACGGTGCGAATGTAGTACTCGTTGTGACGAGCGTGGATGCCGCTTGCAGAATCAGTCAACTGCGATACGGTTCCGCTGGGCTTGACACAAGTAATAGCCGCTGCGGGATTGATGCCAATCCGCTTTGCCCACTCCTTGTTGGTAGCCACGGCATGGTCACGAAGCGACTCAAGAATGTGCTGCAAGTTTTCGGTGTTGTCACGCATCATGGCGTTGTCAAGAATACCTGTGAGTGACACACCAAGCAGTGCTTCCTCTTCACAGTTCTTCTTCCAATCACTAGACAGGTACGGGAAATGGGTAAGACTAGCCTGCCATGTGCCAAGAATGGCAGCAAGCCGTACCTTACGCTTCAAGGTTTCTTCTGTATCGTCCTTGCGAACAATTACTTCAGACAGATTGCAGAACTGCTTGTCACGCAGAATGATTTCAGAACACGGATTAGTGCCGAACTCGTAGGTGGCATCACGACGCTCACCCAACTTTTCCACAGTCTTTTGTGCAGCCTCACGGTTAAAGATGCCACGCTCACCGCTCTTGCTGTTGTACAGAGACAGCCACTCTTCCATGAATGTGCCAATCTCGGGCTTCTCCTTGTACGCCACGCTGTTGTTAGCCAGTGCACGCTGTGGGTTCTCGTTCCACCACGCACCGCTCTTGGCGTTACGCATACGCTCGTCTGTCAGATTGGACAGAGAGATGAGTGCAGAACGACGCACACCACCCACCACAACCACTTCTGCTACCTTGCAAATAATGTCATGGCATTCCATTGAGGTGAGTTTGCGTCCTGCTGCTCGCTTGAAAGTATCAACAGTGAAACTGAACAGTTCTTCAAGTGGGCGAGGACCGCTTGCACGACCGCCAAATGTTTTTAGTCTTGCACCAGCGGGGCGAATCTTACTGGTATCCCACGACGGAATCTGCCCACCAATCAGGAGTGAAACCAGTTCACGATACGACTTTGCCCATCCTTCTTTGGAGTCCTTCACCACGATAACGGTATCGCTACTGCTGAACTGCTCTGCAATAGTGGGTAGTTTCTCCACATACTGCCGCTCTACAGAGAAGCCCACGCCTGTGCCGCACATAAGCACATACAGGATTTCATCAAACGCACGCACCTTGTTTACTGCCACATACGAGCAGTTGTAGCCTGCGGTGTTGTCACGCTTTAGTGCTTCGCCTGCGGTCATTAGCGAACGCATGGACGGCATGATTTCTTGATTCAGGATAGCGGATTCCAATTCTTCACGAACAGACTTGGGAATCTTTACGCCCTTCTCTTCCCAATGCTCGTCAAAGAAACGGAAATAACGAGCAACCGTTTCTTCCCATGTTTCTCGTCTGCCTTCGCTTTCAAGCCAACGAGAATATCGTGAAAGGTGAATAAACGACTGATATTGAGTGGGAAGACTCTTACTCATACTTGCCTCCATTGTTAGGGTTGGTAGAGTATGTAGCCCCTACCACGAGGTTCACGGGCAATGAAATATAGTTTTGAATTTTTAGTTATAAATCAAAAATCTGTTGGATCAACTTCTTCAAACATGTCAACAAACAAATACGGAACTCTTTTTCCGCAATAGATTCCTTCCACTATACATCGCGTAGGATCTTGTGCAATTTCTCCAAGATAAACAAAACGGTCTTCGGGTCGGAGTCCAAAAGACTCCACTCTGAAATCGTTGAGCATATTTGATTTAACTTTTACTATGGAGAGTGGTCTTGGGTTTGCCATATGTTATCCTTTTAACCAAACAATTTCATACTTCTGTTTAGTGGTCTTTGTATGCGAGTTCCAATATAATCTACTCGTATAATCCGACTTGTTGCGGTTGTAACTGTTCCTGTTTTTTGTATAATGAGTCCGGGATTAATGTAATCAGTGCTTGGCAACGGAAGTCTTGCAGTCGTAGTGGGAGCAGCAGTTCCACCAGATGTTACACTCGTGGTGTCGTTTAGTATTTCCCATGTGGTAGTGACTGTGCCAGCAGTATCTCGTTCAACACAGAGATATGTTCTGTAGATTGTGCTAGCAGCAAATGTTACCCCTGTATCAATTCTTTCTTCTGCACCACCATTTCGGAATACCACTTTAAATGTAGTTTCGGTTGGGAGGTTGAGTGCATCGTATGTTCTTTCAAAATATACACCATCTCCCGCAATAGTATTTGTCCATGTGTCTGCAAACCCAATTCGTGTTTTTGTGTCTTGTGATGTTACATCAGTATCAGTCATAAATCTGCATTCGTGTTCGTACTTGGTCACATAACCAGCGGATGGGGTTGGAATTCCGGGAATTAAATTGGCTTGAAGCAGGCAACCAGCGTAACCAGTAGTATTGTTTGTTGTACCTGTAATAAATCCAATAACACCGTTACATTTATCGAATCCGTAACTTGTAGTGTGTGCGGTAGAAATAGTAAGAGAACCACCGTTTGCGTTTGCGGCAAGCCATCCACCGTTTGGAATAGACGAAGAAAAGTTGTTGGCTATAAAATCATTGAAAGCAATAAAATCGCTTTGGGCAGTGCTACCCGAACGAGTTTCGTGATTGGTATCAGAAAATCCGTATCGCTTTACATCTCCTGTAACACCATTAAATCTTCCAACACCAGTAACCGCTCCAGTTAGTCCATTGAATGATGTAACCGCTACAGGAATCGTTCCATTCTCACTAATAACTGTGGTTGCAGTAACACCTACCGCTAGACCCAAAATTCCTACGAATGGTTGGTTTGTATCTGGCATTTTACCTCCTAGTCATTACCCGTTTAATTGAGCACGCACGGTGGTTGTGAATACGGTGCTGTTGGTGGAAAGAGGAGTGGCACGAATCAACAAGTTTCTTGGTGTACCACTCAAAGTTGTACTGTAAGACGAAACAGGGCCGGTTGCTCCTGTGCGAATCAAGCCGTATTGCGTGTTTACGGTATTGGTTCCGTCCTGCACCACCAACATCTTCAACATTTCAGTTTTGTTCAACACGGTATCACGAGCAGAAATTGTGACCTCAAACGCAGGATAGCGCATTTCTGGTGGTATTACACCATTGTCGTAAACCGAATCAATCGTGGCAATAGTTTGGTTGGCTGTGGTAGCCGTTGTGGTGGTTCTATAAGTTTGAACAAACGAATAGGTGTCTGCAAACGATGGAGCCGATACTTGATTAATGAAACCGCCGTTTTGGTTTATACCACTCGCAGGAGCATTTAGTGTGATTGTTCCAGTAGAGTCATCAACTTGAACATATGTTTCGCTACCGAGATTACTTACATCACCAATAGTGGTTATTGTACTAGCACCAACATTCAAATTAAGACTAGTACCTAGTGTTTGTGGATATATTCCCCCACTTACATAAACTGATGTAGCGTAAACATCTACTGCCGATAATGCACCTGCGAATGTTGCACCACCTGACACATACAGAGTGGATGCAGTAATTCCTGCGGTGAAACGGGTCAGAGACGAGAATGTTCCGCCTGCTGAAGAGATGCCTGCGGTGAAACGGGTCAGAGACGAGAATGTTCCGCCTGCTGAAGAGATACCTGCATTGAAAGTGTTTAGAGCGGTAAAGGTGTTTGCACCAAGAGAAGCACCCGTGACTGCACCTGTGAGTCCGTTGAACGATATTACATAATCACCAACAGGACCAGTTGCACCTTGAGGGCCAGTTGCACCTGTTGAGCCTTGAATACCTGTAGCACCTTGAGGGCCAGTTGCACCTGTTGCTCCTGTAGAACCTGTTGCTCCGGTTGGACCAACACCACCTCCACCACCAACAGCAGTCACATAGTCTTTAACTGCACCAAGTGTGGGAATCTGATAGGTAAGTCCTGCGGCAATACCACCCGATGCACCGCAAATGCCTGCACCCAACCAAATTGGAGTTACTCCGCTGCCTTTGCCCATCCATAGAGTATTGTTGGAGTAATTAAAAGCAGGCTCGCCCAGTGTTAGTCCTGTGGACGATGTGGGGTTAGAAGTGCCTTTTGCTATGCTTATCTTTACTGCCATTGGATATCCCTGTTATGGTATTTATTATAGCGGCACTTCATCGTCGTAAATACCACCATCAATACTTGAAAATACATTGTTAGCAGAAACCATTTGAGTTACCCCACTTGAAGCGTTTTGAACCACAAAGTTGGTGTTGCTTTGGGTGTATGTAGAAGAGGTTGACAAAACCTCTCCTACTTGAGCAGCCTTTGTTAAAATAGTTGAGTACGATACTATTTGCATTTGTCCTGTTTCATTGTCCTGAAACAAGAATTTATCAAGATTGGTAGGAGAAGCAATACTGAAAGGTGCACCCGCACCTGTTGCTCCGTAATGAATTCCAAAAGAAATGCCACCTCCGCTTGTGGAAAGTGTTATTCCCGCGCCTGCACGGAACGATACTGCACCTGTGAGTCCGTTGGCTGAAGATACACCCTGTACTGCTCCTGTAAGTCCGTTAAAAGAATTAACCGCATTAGAAACACTTGAACCAGTGTAGTTAATTGTGAGTGTCTGCCCTGTGGGAACAACAGATATATCGGTTCCACCAGTAATACCAACCGCTCCACTCAATCCATTTACTGTTGCAACACCGCCGCTGCTTCCACCGCCCGTGCTTGTAAAATTGACCGTGACTTTGCCGCCAACCTTGCTAGCGGTGACTCCTGCACCTGTAAAGTCCAGTGTGCGAACATCAGGTGTAATCTTGGAGCCGTTGTTGTATACAGCCACCTTGCCACCACCGCCTGTGGACGCAAGCCAGCCCATGTCTTGTGGAGACACCTTGCCACCGCCAAGAATCTTCTTCAGGATTTTATCTAATCGGGCTTCGTCAATACTAACAGATTTTTCTTGGGCATCGTAAACAAGCGGGAACTTGGCAGTCAGCAGTCCGCTGTCACCAACATCACCCTTGTCACCCTTCTCACCACGCTCGCCACGATCACCCTTATCTCCCTTTAGTCCCTTCTCCCCCACTCTTCCCGCTTTACCTTCCGCACCGTCTTTGCCGTCTTTTCCGTCTTTGCCGTCTTGACCTCGTAATCCAGCCTCGCCTCTATCGCCTTTATCACCTTTCTCCCCTTGCTCACCACGAGGCCCAACTTCTCCACGATCTCCGCTAGAGCCTTTCTCACCTGTTTCACCCTTTTCGCCACGCTCGCCCTTTGGGCCTTGCTGACCTGTTTCACCCTTTTCGCCGTTTTCACCTTTTTCGCCTGCATCGCCTTTATCTCCTTTTTCACCTTTTTCGCCTTGAACGCCCTGTTCACCCTTGTCGCCGGGCCAACCTGTATATCCACTTTCTCCACGCTCGCCTTGTTCGCCCCTTTCACCACGCTCGCCCCGTAACCCCTGTTGTCCAACCTTGGGCACAATAGCCGCAATTTCAGACAGTACAGTAGCCAAACCCTTGCGGAATTCTTTGAACTGGGATTCCGTAATGTACACAGGTGTGGGCGGTGGAGGCACAAACTCCTCCCCTTCAGTAATCACTACAGTTTTTGGCAGCGGTTCCACCCACTCAAACAAGGTGTTTACCACACCCAAATCAGCAGACAGCACCACAGCACGACCGTTGGGATCAATAAAGCAGTGTTCGCCAATACCGTCACCAATCTTCAAAATATACGGATCGTGTGCAACCGCTTCGGTTTGTGAAATATATGTAAACCGATCACCAATACTGTAATTGGTTCCCTTGACACGATGGGTCAGGGTAAACTGTGAACCAAAGCCATAACGCCCCTCCGAAAACGGTAGAGGCTTCTGTGGCTCTTGCGAGTCTTTTGGTTGTGAGAATCGCTTGAACTGTTCCATCGTATTATGTAGGGAGTGTGGTCAGAGCCTTCCACGAGTGGGGAAACAGAGGAGCAATAATTTTAGAAATTGCTTGGGCGTACTGCTGCACTTCCCATTGGGCGTGTGCGTCAACCCGTTGTGCGTAGACCCGTGCGTAGGCAGACAGCGAACCTGTCCACCACCATTCTGTGTATGTACCCTGTGGCAGAATAGATCGTGCCTGCTCGGGAGCAACACCTTCGGCTAGCAGACGATTGTACACATCCAATGCGTCTAGCACTACACGATTGTACATTTTGTCTAGTTCGTAAGCGTCTGTACCGTCCATGAAATCGCTGCTGCCTTGTTTGGCTCCATCGGTGGGAGCGGCTCGCCAGTCGGGGGTGTAAAACTGCGGTTCGTCTGTGACATAGCGACGAGACACTTCGTTCTCGGTGAATCCCACCTTATGCTTGAACAGTTGTGTACGCACAAAGATGGGAGCCTTGATCCTTAGGGTGATCTGTGGATGGGCAAAGGGAGTCCAGTGCTTGTGTTTAGCCAAATACGCAATCAGCCGCTCATCCTTTTGAGGCAACACACGCAGTTCGTTTTCGTCAAATCTAGAACCACTATCGGTTAGTCTCTTTTTTGCGGCTTCGTCTACTCCCCAATCACTCTCTTTGTTGAAAGACACACGGGCAGCGTTCACAACAGTAAGATCACTACCCATGTGATCCACATATTCCACATGACCACAGTTCAGCACAGAGTAAAAGGTTTTACTCGGTTTCATCGGTGTCTCCAAACCAGCCGTCAGTCATGTCTTCGTCGGTGATTTCGTGGTTGTTTTCGCTGATGTCTTCGCCACCCACTTCTTCCAACTCAAACCCTTCAAGTTCAACACCTGTCAGGTCTTCAGCGTACTCAACCGCTCGCTTGTACAGTTCAGGATTGGTGTTCTTCAGGTACTCAACAATTGCAAAAGCGTAAGCCACTACTGGGTGCTTGAAACTGTGACCGTCTTCGTGTTCTTCTTCCATATTAAATCCTTTTCCATTGGCTCCATTTCAGTCGCGCTTCCATACCACTACACGAGTATCTATCAATGTCTGCTTGCAGTTCTTGTGGAGACTTGCCTGAAAGCACCATGTCATTAATATCTTTTTCTAGTACTCCAGTGCCCCAAACACATACCGTGTAGCCCGCTTCAATGGCTTCTCGCGTGGCTTGCACAATTTCTCGGTTACGAGGCTCGTTGTCCAAAACAACAACCACATCATTGAAACGCTTAACCACATCTCCCAACTCACTGCCAGCGAAAGCAATGCCGTTATCCAAAAATACAGAGTCAATCGGACCTTCAGTAGCGTAAACTCGTTGTGAGTAGTCAACAGTATCGCCTCCGAAAAACATTCTGCCGTCCTTGACAAATTTCACAGTAATGTACCGTATGGCGTTCTTTGAGCCTCCAACGGCTCGCCCTTGTACTCCCAACAGTTCACCGCTCTTGTTAAAGAACGGGATGACGATACGCTCGTCATTGGGGACGGTGGTATATGTAGGGTCAATGCCACGCACCCAGTCTCCAAACCCTTCGCAAAAATAGAACCGTTCTGGGCACGGTATCTTTCGCCCTTCACAATACACGCGAGCAGCGTGATCGGGTGGCAAGTCTGAAATACGCGGAAGTGTAATATTTATTTTGGGCTTGATGATTTCGGTTTCATCAGGCTTGGGGTAGTTGGAATGCCCGTTCTCACCGTTACGCCACCGCTCAAGTGCGTATTCACGACACAGCACAGGGGCTATAATCTCCAAGAACTTGTAGACGGTGTGACCAATACCACAGTTGTGGCACTTGTAGTAAAAGTCGTTCTTCTTGGGAAAGAAAAAACCACGAGCCTTGTTCTTGTTCTTTTGTGAGTCTCCGCAAAGGGGACACCGACAGTTTGCAAGATCAGCACCCTTCCACTTAAACTTCTGAAGTTGTGGAGACACCAAGTTAATGTACTTTTTATCTGTAAGGATTGACATTACGGCTTATTCTGTTCTCGTACAAAGTCGGAATCGTACATCATCTTTGCAAGAGACATCATATCGTGTTGTGGGTTCCATTGCAATACCCTGTTTGCTTTTTCTGGATTTCCCAAAAGGTAAGGAACTTCATTTGGGCGATACAATCGTGGATCAATTTCCACATATTTTTCATATGATCCAAGACCAGCATATTGAAATACTACTTCCAAAAATTCTCTTACAGAATGTGTTCTGTTGGTAGCCACCACATAATCATCACCGTGCGGCTGCTGTAACATTCTCCACATGGCATCCACATAGTCTCCTGCAAATCCCCAATCGCGCTTTGCATCAAGATTGCCAAGCAGCAGTTTCTTCTGCTTGCCCTGTGCGATACGAGACGCTGCAATGGTGATCTTTCTGGTTACGAATGTCTCTCCACGGCGTGGGCTTTCGTGATTGAAGAGAATTCCTGAACTTGCGTGAAGTCCGTAGGCTTCACGATACACACGGGTCATGTGGTGTGCGTGTAGTTTAGCCACCGCATACGGAGAAACGGGAGTCATTCTGCTAGTTTCAGTATACCCTGTGTCTCCGTAATCGGTTGAATCTCCGTACATTTCCGAAGACGAAGCCTGATAGAATCGGGTCTGTGGAGACACCGAACGAATGGCTTCAAGAATCTTCAAAGTTCCACCAGCAATACCATCACTTGTGTACTCGGGAACATCAAAAGAAACTGCAACATGAGATTGTGCAGCAAGATTATACACTTCATCAGGCTTGTACTTCACCAGCAAATTGGTGATTGCTCCACCATCAGTCAGATCATAGTAGCACATTTTGAACTGCGAGTTAGAAACCTCGTTCGTATAGATGTGGTCAACACGCTCTGTATTGATGAGTGATGTGCGCCGCTTGAGTCCCACCACAAAGTAGCCCTTGGAGATCAAGAGATCTGTAAGGTACGAGCCGTCTTGTCCGTTTACACCTGTTATAATTGCTGTTTTCATTGTTTTCTCCAATTAAAAATTCCAGTCGCTTGCGTCCTTGCCACCAAACTTCTTGGCAAACTCCCGCTTGCCGTAACCACTTCCAAATCCTTCTTCCTTGGTGCTCTTGGCATCAGTCAGGTCTTCAAACTCTTCCTTCTTGACATCGTAAAACTTCATCTTGGCGTAGTTCAATCCCACAATAAACTTCTTGTTTGCAGCCTTGGTGTTATAGCGGTTCTTTAACTGCTTCACCATGATCTGCCCTGCCTTTTCCAATTCTTCAGTTGTAATAAGTGCTGCCATAAAGTCTGCGGTATGGGGCAGACCAAACGACTCTGAAGTATCGGTGAGTTCCACATCACTGGATGAAAATCCTGAACGGTTCACCTGTGTGGCTGTAAAGATGGGCACATTTCGTTCCATTGCAAGCCCACGCAACTCTTCTGCAATAGCCTTGATGTAACTATACGAATTCACATTGTTGCCACCGCTCTTGAGACGAGCAGACGAGCAGATGTTGATGTAATCAATAAACACAATATCAGGGGTGAATCCCTTCTTGAGTTTTAGTTCATCCATCAGCACACGGAAGTGGTTGGCATTAGCCACCGAAGTGGGATACTCCTTGATGATGAGTTTGCCGTTCACACCCCGCGTGGACGCTTGCAACCGCTTCTCGTACATGTCAAGAGGCAGATCGTGGAGTTCGTCCATCGTGATGTCCATGATGTTTGCGTCAATGCGTTCTGCAATACGCTCTTCTGCCATTTCTAGTGTGATGTACAGCACATTCTTGTTCTGCATGAGACAACACGCTGCGTGGTGACACATGAACAGCGACTTACCCACGCCTGTGCCTGCCATGACCACATTGAAAGTCTTGGGAGCCACACCACCCTTGGTAATCAGGTTGAACATTTCCAAGTCAAACGGAATCTTGTCTTCTTCACGATGCAGCACTTCGTAACGCTGCTCGTAGTTCTCAAGGTAATCGTGACCAATATTTGTGTCAAACGAAACCGCGAGTGCCTTGCTCAAAATGTCAGGCAGAGCATTGGGTGTACGCACCTTGTCTTTGCCGTCAATAATATGAATGGATTCAAGAATGGCATTGTAGATGGCTTTGTCCTTGCAGAACTTTTCTGTGGTGTCCAATAGCCATTGGGTGTCTTGCTTTTCGCTTCTACACACCGCGTCCACAGTTTCCCTGCACCGCTTGATCTCGTCTTCGGTAAGAGCCTTGTCGCCTTCCAAAGAGATAAGGAGGGCTTCCTTGGAGGGAACCCCCTTATACTTCTCAATGAATCCCTTGATCTCACGGAACACCGCACGATCAGGGCGATTGGCAAAGTACTCTTCTTGAAGGAATGGCACAGTCTTCTTGCAGAACTCTTCGTTGTTGATGAGTCCTGCAATAACTGTTTGTTCAATCGTGCTCATTTATTCCTCCGTATCGGTTTCACTCACAGGCTGCGGTTCGTCCTTGCCGTAGCAGAACTCCTTGGCAACCGCAACCTCCAACTTGTCCATGACTTCCTTGGTAAAATACTTTTCAGGATTCTTGATGATCTGCGATTCAAACGCAGTCTTGCCACCACCCACATCAACCTTGGTGGACACCTTCTTGAAAATATCGTACTTGATGGCAATGTCTAGCAGCCCGTAATACGGATTCAGCCCCGTATCAAAATTCAACTGCACATCCACCATCTTGTTTTCCTTGGTCTTGCGACTCTTGTAGGTCTTGCAATGGATGATGTTGCCCACCACTTCATTGTCCACCTTGTCCTTCTTCTTGGACAGGTAGATAATGGTGGACGCAGCGTACTTTAGTCCTGCACCACCACCCATTTCCTTGGTTGGCACATACGCACCCACCACATCGTAGGTGTGGTTGGTCATAATCATGGGAATACGAGCGTGCCCCAACTTGATGGTAAGCACACGAAACGCAGCCTTGACCACCTGTGCACGGGTCATGTCACGGGTGTTCTTGCCTTCTGCGGTGTCGTTCATTTCCTTTTCGGTGCTCAACATGCCTAGCGAATCCAGTACAATCATCATGCGTGGACGCTTGGCTTCATCGGTTTCCAGATACTTGTCAATGGCTGAAATGCACTGGTGACGGAACTCTTCCACAGTAGCCACAGGCAGAACCGCAACCCGCTGCCGATCAATGCCACGAGACTCTAGCATTTCGCTAGTGATGGACTGCTCGGAATCAAAGTATATCACCATGCTAGACTCGTCTACATTCAGGAACTCACGAACCACATTCAGGGCAAAGTAGGTCTTGCCTGTGGCTTGCTCGCCTGCAAGGGCTACAATCTTGTTGTCAGGCAGACCACCGTACAGCGAACCACTCACCAAAGCGTTGAACGAATACGAGCCTGTGGAAATGTACGATTGGGTATCGCTTCCGTCCAGCCCTTCAATTGCAATCTTGCCGTACTTGTTGCCTGATGCCTTTAGAATGTCCTTTAGATTCATTTGCCTAATGCCTTTCGTTGTGTGTCAATAGTTTCCATCTCACCAATGTAATGCTCAATCATAACAGAAGACGAGCCTTTGTCAAGCATCAATCTCTTTACTTCATTTTGCAACCACTCCTTCCTCTCACGAAGGAGGTTGCAAAGGTACTGCTTATTTAATTCAATAATCACTGCTTTTGAACTATCCAACAATTTTCCATTGCGTCCCTGAACATTACACGGTTTCCAAAAATTTCATCAACCGCTTTCTTTACAGATGGCAAAAGATAATCGTGTCCCGCTATCAACCCACCATTTCGAACCTTTGGAAGCCAAGCATTAATATCTTCTTTAACTGGTTCGTATTCGTGAGCAGCATCAATAAACACTATTTCAATAGAGTTGTCTCTAAAATCGTTTGATGCTTCGACAGAAGGTTTTCTGATTGAAGTTACATAATCCTCAACAGGTTTAATATTATTGGTAAACAATTCATAGAGAGTGTCGTTGACCACATTTGGATCATTTGAGTGTTCGCTTGATCCTCTCCATGTATCAACAGCAAAGCAATCAATATTTTTGCCAGAATTTATCATTTCTACTGCAAAAAATGCCATGCTTTTTCCCTTCCATGAACCAACCTCCACAAAAGTGGATTCGTTTGGAAGAATACCAATAAAATCACGATATAGGTTTGGATAAGTAAACCAATCCTCACCGAACGATTCATTTTTATAAAAATGTTCCATGATTTAGGTGGTCAACTTGAGCGAGGGAATCGCCATCTCCTTGCTAGGCACAACAAGTCCCGATCCAAACGCACTATTGAATTCGTTCATTAGATCGTCAACAGGTTCAGCAGTAAACAGTACAGCGTCCTTGGGAATCTCAAATCCCTGCTCCTGCTTTACAGAAGCCATCCACGGCACGATGGCAAGGCTAGCACCCTGACCGTTACGACCGGGAACAGGAATCAACATGCACGGATTCTTTAGATGATATCCAGTAATGTTCTCACCAGTAAACTTTTCAGTCACCTTTGCAATAATCTCTTCACCGCTACGCATCTTCAAAATTAGTGTTGCCATTTGTAAATCTCCATTGTAAGGGGTTATAGTAGAGCACAGTATCTATCAACGAATCAAACGAAAAGCGAGCCTAAAGTATTCTGTTGTTCAGTTTTCCATCCCACAGCATTTGTAATACTGCGGAGCGGTTCAATAAACGATTTGTCAAATTGCATTTGCCAGTCCACATATTTTGTTAGTTCAAATTCTGCGGGCAAGGAC